TAGTCTCTAACTGCACTAGCAAACGGCATACCATCAGCCTGTGCAACTAAACCTAATGCGATTACTTCATTGACATCTTTCACACCAAAGAGCTTGGATGCGACCATCGCCTTTGCCATCTGTTCCATATCAGCGTACGGAATAATATTACTCATATTGATTTCCTTTAATTTAGTTAGGTTATTTAATTAAAAAACGTCTACTACCACTACTTTCAACAATAAACTTCTCATAGATGTCAGGCATCGCACTTTTAAACAAGTCTGTAGAGAACCGCATACTTGCCTTAGATGACTTCCATGTGACTAGGGTATTGCCATCAAAGCTACGAATCTCAGCCTTATCAGCAAGAGAATTGCGTAAGACTAACTCCCATTGTTCCTGTATTTCCTCTAACTCTTTAATCTTGCCTTTGATGGACTTGAGATCACCGATAACACGTTCCATCTCAGCAGTAGCTATCACAACACCTTCCATGCTTGTAGGAAATAAGAGTTTAGTATCTTCTATGCTCTTAGCCTCTGGTTGCGTATTTGATTGCACATGACCCCAGAATACAGCCATTGATTGAATGAGATCAGTTTGCTCTTGCTCAGTCACATTAAACTCAAAGGTATGAAACTCTTGACCACCGAATAGAACCGCTAGGACTACATGATTAATCCGATGGACTGCACTCTCATGGACTAATTGAGAGTAATCGACAGAAGGAATGCGATTAGTATCAGGATCAAACTTATGTCTAGTATTTGCATTGTAGTTTTTAACTTCAACCAAGGTCTTTCCATCAGAGCTAATGAAATCAAAATGAGACCTAAACCAATGCTCAGTATTATGAGTAAGTGAATAGTCTGCATCTTTAAGTTCCTTCTTTAAACGGTCTTGTGCTAGTCTACCAATGGTAGGTTGCATAATGTGACCCATTTGGACTGCCTCGATACCTGACAAATCAGGAGGAGGCAACTTGCCCTGTTTGATTAGAATAGTCTCAACTGCATGACCTTGGATAGCTCTACGGGTGTCACTAGCCCACCAAGCACTATTGCGTATATCAGGTGCAAAATCGTTTCTGTCGTTAGCCATTACAATACCTCCGATAAGGATTTAATAATTATTTTTAACATAGAGATTTGAATATCAAGAGCATCAATACTCTTTTCTAATTGCATAATTCGTTTAGTAGAATTATCTAGTTCCATCTCTAGCATAGCTATTTGATTGTCCAGTTGAGCTTGTTCAGATAGTTTCATTTGGCAATCCCCCATGGTATACAGTCAAGATCATCATCAGGACCATTGGGTTGTAATGGTGCGCTTGTTGGCTCAAACCATAGGGCTTCAAGGGTGCAACAGTCTGCAACATAGGTGCGCTCAGTCTCGCAGTATCTTAGCTTGCGTGAACCATCTATAACGTTTACTTTGGGGTTTGCATGACAGAGATCAAGATCACCAAATCGTTCATGGTGTCTACACTCTACGCATAGTTTATATTTCATAATCTTCCTTTAATAGTTAGGTTTTAATTTACATCTACTACTACTGCAACTACAAATAAAGATTAAATGATTATTGAGAGTATTGCAATATATTTATTTAAATAAGTGTTGTATTTATACTCATCTAATCTTAAAAGACAATAAAAGGCACACGGTATGGATGATGATAGGTTTATATATATCATTCATACTTCAGTCCTAGAACTGTCCTAGTTCACAACTAGTGCCAATGCTTTATTTATCAGGCATGGGTTTAATTATCTGCCCATCACAGAAACCTATATCAGCATACTTACCTGTTTATCGCTTGGCTTGGCAACCTCACGCACCCGTGTAACCTTTATCGTAGGTGATTCGCTTTCCTTCCACGCCAGCACGAACAGAGCTGCTCAATAACGCTTGGAGTGCGACCACAGAATAGAAAAACCCCTTAGTAGATGCTTTTAGGTGGTATAGCTTAAGAAAATGGGCTTATTTCACTTTCCTAAACTCTAAAAACATCCGCTAGGGGGTTCTAACACACAGATACCACTCTGTAATGAAAATACTATATCACTCTCCGCAGAAACACGCAATACCTTCGTCATCATCTGCAAACATATCGCCTTGGACATCGTTGTAATTCATCATCTGGGCATAAGTTGGTCTATCTTTTCTGAATGTTCCACCATCTTTTATGTGTGCGTTGGTGATACTTCCTTCCATCTTAGCCCACCATATCGCCCGTTCTGGCTTTTCTTGTATGAGGCTTAGGGTTTGTCTATAACCTTTTAAAAAGCATAAATCACAGTTTCCATGGTAGGTTGTGCCGTTCATATTGGGTAATCCTAAGTCAAACTCTTGGTTTTTCCAAAACTTCATTACATCAAACTTAGAAATTCCTTCGGTTGCTAGTGGCATTGTCCTATGAACACCTTTACGACCATCTGACGGATTAGCCCGTATTTTTGCTACTCGTCTTGGTTCATCCGCACGAATACCAATCATATTTTCCCAATCTTCCCACCCAATAGACTTTAAATATCTTTCAAAAGTTAATATTTTTAAATCTACTGTGCAAAATCGTGCAATAGGGTTAGGTAAATAATTCTTTTTCTTAATAAGGGCTTCGAACGGTTCACCGTTACGGCTTGCAGTCTCAAAATTAACTACTTCAAACTTGGGTTCGGAGTCTCTAAACTCTAACCATGTTATTGGAACACTCCAGCGAGTAGCACACGCATGGACAAATTTTAAGGTTTCCTCGTCTTCCTTACCTGTGTTGGCAAAGCAAACTATAGCCTCATCAGGTATGCCATTGTTGGATTGCAGCACTCGCCAAAGCATATATGCTGATGTCCTACCACCGCTAAAACTAACGATGGTAGGTTCAATTATTTTAAAAGGATCATTCATTATTCACTTTTATCATGCTACTTTTTCCCATTTATTGACATACTTTTCTAAAATAATGTAATCGCTATAATCTGTTTCTTGATCTTTTTTACAGCGATAGATTATTACGCTACTTTCTTTGGGATTCTCAATAAAATTATATGTCCAGCCGTGAGCATAATAAAACCAATCCTCTTGATCTTTAATCTCATCATCATACTTTTGCCATAATAATTCTCTTAATCGGTTCAATCGGTTTAGATTAGGCATTATTGATCCTTATAAATTGTTGTTGTATCTGTTGTATAACATCTTGCGCTTGGGTTACCGTTTCCCTATCATCTTGGTATTGTGGTTTTGATTGTTCCATATCATCCAAGTAATAATCACCGATAGTAGATAGCATTTCAAGTGCGCTTAATTGTTCTTGCGTGAGTTCTATTAACATGATTAAGCCCATCCCTTCGCATATATCCAAATACTCGCTAGAATCAATCCCGTAGCTATGCTAAAAATAGCACCTAATAAGTAATCAATGTATGGTTTCATGTTAAGCCCTGTTAATGTAAAGTTTGATGGATATTTCTTGCATTTCATGGCGCAAATTAGGATAGCCTTTACTAAACCATAAAACAGTTAGCCGTTCGGAGTCGTTTAGTAATGGGCTTTTAATAACTCGTTTCAAGATACGGTCATTCCAATACTTGCCCGATGCAATATTTGACAGGTGTTGACTAAGTCTTGTATATGATTTCATGCTTCCACCTCATAAATTTCCATTAGGCTTTTGGCTATTTGTCGATAGTCCACATTGTTAACAAAAGCCTCGGCATAGTCTTGGGTAAGTGACCTTTTACCGTTGTGGTTTTCACAGTCAATCAAATAGATTACATACTCTTTGCAAGCCTCTGCGAGTCCGTGTAACTCTACCTTTTCAACATCGTAAAAGTCTTGAATAGTTGTATTGTCAAATATCTCAAGGTTAACTCTCCAAGTCTCGTAATTTGTCCAACCGTTGTATGTAGTATCTTGCATGATTAATTCCTTTATAAGTTAGGTAATGGCTAGAATCAGCCCTATAAACCCCTATAAGTAAGGGTTTATAAGATGAGACTAATTATTTACAACTGCACGATCAAACAGGTTTAACAAGGAATCTATTCTACGGTCACCCATTTCAACATAGATACCATTGTCTAAGAGTAAGTCTTGAACATAGATTGAACCACTATCAGCAACCTTAAATTCTTGTATTCTTACTTGTGTAACATAGTCTTTTAGTAACATTTTGTATCCTTAATTAGGTTTTTGCATCTGTTGTTTTTGCGCTGGCTTTTTTTTCCGAACCGTGGAAAAATTAAGCCTCATTTAATTTAAAACGACAAACTGTTTACTCTGAAATAAAACTTGTCACCGCCTAAGTGATTAGGCATTACAAAATGACCGTGTAGTTTTGCATCGTTTATTTGTGAAAACATTAAATCTAGTGCGGTATCAATTGCCTCATCTACTTCGAGAATGTTGTTGTAAAAGAAATCGTGTAAGGTATAGCAACCGTCTGCCAATCCTAATTGACCGTTGTCCATTACAAATAACGGTGTAGCACCAAACTCAGCATATTCGTCAAAACACTCTGATTCATTTCTACCGATACAAAGATATAATTTTTTTTCTGTTCGGACAAAGTCAGCATCTATTTCTTTTTTGAACTCGTCTAAACTATCCCACGACATATCAACATTGTTAGAGTTTGTATTGTCTACAATCTTGCCATTGTCTAATTGATAGAATGTGTAGCCGTCTTCTGTTTTAAATGTTGCTATAACTTGATTCATTTTGTATTCCTTATTAGTTAGGTTTAATCTTATACACATATATATCTAGTGTGTATAAATTCATTATACACAAATAATCTACTAATACAATATATGTTGTTAAATAATTACATTGTATTTTTTTATTGTTGTTTTGAAACGATAGGTTTATACTATATTAAAATAAGCATAGATATATATACTTATATGCGACTATAGACGATAACTATAAATTTAAATAATAGTAAGTATGTATATAGTCTATTCATTCATTAGAATGAAACGGGGATAGATAGTCTTCATTCACGCCTCGCTTGAATTCAATTTATGGCATTGGGTAACTGATCGCTTACCATGTGCTTAGACTAGTCTACTGATCTAGGATTTGGGTTATTTTGGGTTTGATTGATTATCGCACGATGCTTGCCTCGATCTGCCCGATTGATTGGACTTTGACTCGGTGGAGAGGGAGACCCCTTCGTTGCTCCCCCCAAAAAAAAATAGTGTTTTCTGAACTATGCTATTATTTGCGTAGGAGGTGAATATGTTAGCAATAGAAAAGAATAGAGAGTTACCTAGAATAAGGATTAGGAACAGTTATCCCTACAAGGTTATGGTAGTAGGTGATAGTTTCTTTGTTGAGGACACGAGTTTACAAGTAATTTGTAATTCAAATTATCGAATGGGTAAACAACTGGGTATGAAGTTTATTGCCAGGAAAGAAAATGACGGGGTACGGGTATGGAGAACAGAATGACATCTCTTGCTGAACAAATACAGTCTGTGTCTGATGACACAAAGCGTAAGTATATGCAAAGCATCTGGGCGATGGATAAGGAACAAATCTTTCATGAGTTGATGCGTGTCCATGCTGAGAGTGCTAAGTTGATGTGTGTTGCGCAGTTAGAGTTAGATCGGTTGCAAGCTATCGTGGATGAGATGGATGATGACGGTGACCTTAGACATTGAAAAGGTCTGGTCAGAACAGTTGTATGAGTCTCGCTTGTGTTTTAAGATAGAGATGCAACGAGTCATTCAATGTCATACGAATGATGAGAAGATAGCCTTGTTAGAGACTTGGAAAAAGAATTATTCTGAAGGCAGAGTTAACGACTTAGTCAAGTGCGCTAAAGATAAGGTGAATCGAGTTAAGGTCGCTAATTGGGAATTTGAATAGTTTGATAACCAGAAGAATACATGACCGCCTTTAATCAAAAACAGTTTTATAACTTTTGTTCACAGCTAAAAATTGAGACAAAAGAACAAGGTCTTAAAAAGATGGGAAACCTTTTAGGTACTCAAACCTATGTGATGGATGAGATTACCAAGGGTTTACAAGATGATGTTCATTTCTTTGTTATTTTGAAAGGTAGACAACTTGGAATCACCACAATATCCCTCGCACTTGACCTCTACTGGCACTTTATCC